ACAACATGAGAAAAATAAGTAAGCTAGCCGCTCGCGCTTTCATAGAAGGGCGGGAGTTTCGCAAAGACAACACATCCGTTAGGGTACACGCTACCATACAAGGCAAGCGCAAAGAGATGCGCTTGCACGGTAACGTCATCGCTACGCAAGAGATAATAGACAGTCCGCACGGCCCTTGGCATAAGCGATTGCATATCACGCTAGCCGGTTGGCCTACAGTTACCACACGTGAGCGTTTGAATACGCTACTCACGGAAAGTAACATAAAGCAAGGCATCTGGCAGCATAAGTTCGATCAGTATTACGGTACGCACGATAACTGCAAGATGATAGAGTCTGGTGATTGGATAGAAGTAGTACACTATTGGGGAGAATAACTAGCATGAGACTCAGCACTACCACAATCAAGGAGGACTTAGCGTGGCTGCTCGAAAAGAAGGGAACCTTCAGCGACAGTAGCATAACAAGGACACGCAAGCCAGACGTTTACAATAGCGCAGACTACCCTAACATAGCCTTGCTATCACCACGTACACACGCAGAGCAACCTTACAACGAACGTAAGGTTATCTTTACCGACAACGCTGCGTACGTTAGAGTTAAACTCGCTGAGGGTTGGAACTCTATGCTAAAGCGCCACTACGATGAGCGTATCGCTATTGACAAAGGGCCAGTTCATAAGGACAATAGCTGGGTGCGTAAGATAGTCGAACCTATCTACGCTAAGATACGCAAACAACGTAGGAAATACTGATGACTACCAACAAGGAGGTACACAGACTTAACGACAGACTAGCAGCCTACCGTACAACAGACGATTACATGAAACGTCTGTTAAAGAACGCTGTTACGCTGTCGTTTCGTAGCGAACCTGTTCTAATCACAGGTGCTACCGGCACAGGTAAGGAGATAATAGCTAACCTACTCCACGGCACTCGCGTAGACGATATAGTTACCGTAAACACAACAGCCGTAACAGACACGCTCTTTGAATCTGAGCTATTCGGTCACATGAAGGGTAGCTTCACCGGTGCGTTCCGTGACCGTGAGGGTCTAGTAGAACACGCTAACAACGGTACGTTATTCCTTGACGAGATAGGGGATATGCCGATAGGCTTGCAAGCTAAGATACTACGCCTTGTACAGTTCGGCACGTACCGTATCATAGGAGATAACAAAACACAAAAGACAAACTGCCGTATCATAGCAGCAACTTGCAGACCTATAGAAGAACTTGTGCGAGAAGGTAGATTCAGAGATGATTTATATTATCGTCTGTCTACGTTCCGTCTGCATATCACTGCGCTAGCTGACCGTCGTCACGATGCGGAGCATTTTCTTCTAACACACCCATTCTGGTGTGAGATACCACCCAAACACAAGAAGGAGTTCCTAGCGTACGCTAACACTAACCCTATCAACGGCAACTACCGTGAGCTAGAACAGTTAATGTTGCAATATGAGGTTCTAGAACATTTGCCTTGACGACTTCATGTGCTAGAAAATAAAAAACGCAAAAGATAACTGACTTGGCACACTTCCTGCTTTATATAAGATGTCTGGCCCCAATGTGGGCCTTTAGAAGATAAGTTGGAACCTATCATAACATAAAACACCTATGGCACAATACATAGAACAAGAGTACAAGGACGGTGACTGGAAGGGATTCAAGTTTACCGTGAAGCAGTTCGATAGCACAGCAGAAGCTGTTGATTCTATCGGCGAGGACAACATCCTATCGTTGGTGAACCAGCAGTTCGCTAGCCGCATTCGCGCTAAGGTAAAGAACTCTTTACCGAAGGGCTTGAGCGGTGGCGATTTGATTGCGTCACAGCAACGTCTGACGGATAAGCATACTGATGGTGTGCTATTCTCGGTAGAGGATGTCGATAAGTGGCGACCTGACCAACGTGAGCTTACGCCTACTGCGCTATTCAAGATGGCGAAGGAAGCGTTCAAGGCTGGCGATAACGGCAAGGGCGCTGAGTTGCTAACCAAAATGCAAGAGCTTTTAGAAGCCGCATAGAGTAGCAAGTGCATAGTAGGGTAGGCTAGCAATGGCCTACCCTACTTTTGTACCTTTTATGATAACACCGTTAACATGACAGATGACATTGACATCGTAGTAGGCAAGTTAAAACGTTCAGAAGTTACTGCACGCCCGAAGATAAACCGTAGCAGTTACAACGAGAATAGCGCAGAGATGATACGGCCCATCATAGACAAACTCCTGATGGAGACAAAAGATGTCTTTGTGCCGTGCGCCGACACAGGCTACAGCGCCGGTACGCTATACGTTAAGCTGAATGACGGTCTACTGTGGCTCATGCACAACGACAAGAGCGAGCGTAACACAGACTACCGCTACTTGCGTACACAAATATCTATGCGTAAGCTAACCGAGGGTGTTCTAATATACTTTAAGGAAGCCATACGCACGGTACGCCAGAAAACGTTAGACGGGCGCACGTTAAAAGTTGCCACTAGTGATAGCATAAAGTGGCGGCACGACATACTCACGTGGCTACAGTCCGCGCAAGACGGCGAGATATTCTCGCGTGAGGACATAGGTATAACGGAAGCGGATAAGCAATGGGTACATGATACGATAGCTACCCACGCGCCTGACGCAGAAGTTATTTTCTCAGACACAAGCCTTCGTATGATACGTTAACATGGAAACAGATGCAATTGGCCCTTTGATATACATAATAGCCTTTATGCTATTCTACTTACGATACACTAGACGACTACGGTGACAATAGAAGAACTACTTAACTGCGACGTAACGTTGCTTGAGGCTATGACAGACGGTGAGTTGTTGGAACATTTCAAACCATACCTCATCGTCTGTCAGCCACCGTTAGATGATAACGTGACTGTAGTTAAAGGCCCGAAGCGCAAGCGTAAGACATCCATATCAATAAGAGAAAAGCGTACGCTAGAAGATCAGATGCGCGAGCTAGCTGACTTGCATAACATAGACCTAGATGAAGGCACAGACTTATTACCAGCAAACCTAAAATGATTACAACCCTACATAAAACCAATGATGGCCGCTACATAGTTAAGTTAGACGCATCGCTCTACAGTCAGAGCGCGTGTCCTCGACGCTTGTGGTATCTGGGCGGCAGAGGATTAACATACGATACGAAGTCACACAAGATGGAGTATGGTACAGCGTTTCATAAGGCGCTACAAGAGTATTACACAACGGGCAATAGCAAGAGAGCTATCGCTGTTGCTCTTGAGCATTACGAACAACCAGACATCTACATACCTGACAACGATTTCCGTGACATAGGGCATCTCGCTGCTACGTTACAGCAATACTTCATGACGTATGAAAAGCTGGATGGCTTTAAGCCTGACATGGGCGACGACGGCCCATTGCTAGAACAGCGCTTTGCCATCCCGTACGACACGGATGGTGAGAAGATAGACGTTGTGCTGTGCGGTACGATAGACATGATCGGTAGCTTCAACGGCATCCCTGTGCTAGTAGACCACAAGACTACCGCACTCATGCAGGTTGAGAAGTATCTTGAAGGCTACCAAAACTCTCCGCAGATGATGATGTACACTATGATACACAAGCATCTGTTCCCTGACGAGGACAGGGGTGTAGTTATCAACGGCATCTTTCTCTCACGCTCAGGCAAGAACAAGTTTCAACGCTCGACGATTATCACATTCCCGCAGCACGTTCTAACAGAGTTCGAGAATCATCTGCGAGAGACAGCGCAGTTCTTTATGGGCGGATTGCGCCGTGTGCTAAACGAGGGCGCTAGCGCAGAAGAAGTCTTCTTGCCTAACTTCACTTGCTGTCAGACGAAGTTCGGTGAGTGTAACTTCTCGCCTGTCTGCACCACACCCCGTGCGGATGACCGTGAGACTATCATAAGCTCGCTCTTCTCTACAACAAACACCTACGACCCTTTGATGTTCCAGATATGATGACTGACGCAGAAATACGGGACAGAGCGTTAGCAGAATTTAAACGCAAAGCGCCGCGCAAGTTTAATGCTGGCATACGAGAACATAACCCTGACGGTACGAAAGGTATGTGGTGTATGGATACAAAGCAACTAAGCAAATCCGCGAAGGAAGAAGTGATAGACCTTTGGCACTACCTAGTAGTGCTTGAGTACAAAATACAGGAGCAAAACGCTCTCATACTACAACTAAAAGCTACAATAGAAAAACAAGCACAATGAGCAAAGCAATAATAGGTATCGTAGGTGGTAGCGGCACTGGTAAGTCCACGTCGCTGCGCAACCTGCCGCCAGATAAAACATACATAATAGATCTTGAGCGTAAGGGTATGCCCTTTCCCAAGAAGTTCCCGTACACAGCGCCCTGCTCAAGCACTACCGAGTTTGACGCTGCGTTAAAAGATGCCCTTGC